TGATGCGCTGCTTGATCCGCCCTCAGACTGCGGATCGTTAAAGCCCGAACCTGACCCCTTCATCGGAATCAAGGTCATGACGGCAGACGGATTCTGCGCAGTCGATCCAGTAAACGTCACGTCGGGCAGCATACGCCACACAAAGCCAAAGTGCTGACCGTCCTCGATGTCAAACTCAGAAGACTCAATGTAGGCTTCGATAGCGGTTGGGGTGCCAGTCGTGTTGTCGTCAACCCCGTTCTCGTGCTGAACGATGTTGTTGGCATACGTTGCAGCAATCGGATAGTCGAGGAGGCCCGAATCTAACCACGCAGTGCGTGCCATCGCGCCGTAGTACCAAATCTTTTCAAGGTAATTGAACACCACGTAACGATCTACCGTGGTGGAATTGGCAGAGCAATAGAACCACCAGACTTCGTTGAAGCCTTCGTTTGTTCCGGCAAACACTTGTTGCGCTTGCGTCTGGTTAAAGTCGCCAAATACAAAGCGACGCAAATCGCAAGGTAGCGTCTGCACGCGCCCGTCATAGGCGTAAAACTTGTCAACGCCCATCCAGTAAACGACGCCCGAGCCTACAGCTACAGCGTTCTGCCCCACGATAGACAGGTTGTCGCCCAGAAGTTGCGCACCCCACACAAGCTCAGACCCGTTGTACTGAAGCGAGTAAAGAGCGGAGTCGGTAAACACCACCAACTCCTGCCGCGTCTGAATGGCGGAAACAAGCTCCGATCCATGAGACAAGCGCAGGCTACCCGCTTGGTTTGTGGCCGCAGGGGTCCAATTCACGGCGCTTTCTTGTGCAGACCAGCGAATCAGCATCGGGTCTTGTACGGCACTGCCGTAGTCGTTGCAGCCAAACGCGAACACAAACCGGTTGATGTCAGATACAAAGATGAAGTTCTGCACCGTAGGCACACCGGATGCGCCAGCCAGCGTAGACAATTCGACGGCGCGGGTGCCTACACCAGACGTGGCATCCCAGTAGTACATAGCCCCACCGCGAGGGCCAAAGACCAAGTCCTCGCCAAAGTTAGATTGGCTCCACAGCCGCAGCGTGCTGTTGCTTGTACCGCCAGTGCCCCACGTGCCCGCGCCCCATGTACCCGCGCCCCACCCAACAAGAGGAGCTACAAACGCAGGGCCTGTGTTGATCTGGTATGCAGCAGATACAGCCGAGCCGCCTGTAGCCCCTGCCGCCACAACCGAAGGCGTGGTGATTGTGTAGGAGTTGGCGTTGACAACCGTGATCTGAAACTGCGCATTGAGCACGGATGCGTAGGTGCCCGTAACGCCGCTGAAGGTCACGAAGTCACCCGTAATAGCTCCATGAGCAGTGTCCGCTACAGTAACTGTAGTGGTGCCGTCGCCGGTGAATGGGTCCGTGCCAAGTGTTTCCGTGTCGCGGATAGGCGTAATGTCGTAGTACGTACCGCCACGTTCAATGTAGAACTTGAGGTTGGTACCGACGCCAAGTAGATTAAGCCCGCCAAGCGTGACCCAATTCCACAAGGAACGGCACACACCAAGGAACGTATTGGCGGAAATACGCTGCCAGCCGCCGATCTTTTCAGGCGTGCCTTGGCGAAAGCGCACCTTATCGCACTCGTACCAACCGTTCTCTTCGTTGGCGTAGCGGGTGTTCTCTCTGTTTACGCCGGGTTTGAGCGTGAGTTTCTTTAGCGGCATGGTTATCTCAGTAGCGCCGCTTCGGCTTCGCGTCTAAGGGTTAACCCCCTCAGTACGCGCCCTGCGGCCTTGTTCCACTTGACGATTTCCTCGCACGCACCCGCCCAATCCTGAGCGTCTACCCGCTTCTTCAGCGTGGAAATGCGGTAGTTACCTAGTCCGCAGTTATACGCGAAACTGATGATCGCGGCAAGGCGTCTGGCAGGCTGTTTGATTAGTATCGGCGATAGCTTGATAACGCCAACGCAAAAGTGCAGCAGGTGGCTATCCAGAGAAGCTTCGGCTTGTTGCAGCGTCCAAACGGTATCCGGCGTCACCTCCGGGCCGGTGCTGCCATAGCCAATCGTCCAAGGGTGCCCGCCCGTACCCGGATCGGGATAGGCTTTGCAGTCACCGTTCGGCAGGCGCTTGGCGTAACCCTCAAAGGGCTTGCACAGCGTCTCCCGTGCGATACGGATGGCTTCCGTGGTCACTTCTGGTACTTCTCAATGCTTCTTCCAACGAACCAGAACGTCAGGCACATATTGAGCATGGCGAAGTCGTCCGCGTCCCACACACGGGTCATTACCTCAGACCAGTGCCCGCCAGTCTGGAACGCCATGTAGATTGCAGCCGCCTTGACCGTGGCGTACATGAAGAACAGCGCCCAAGTAATGCCGGGGCGGACAAGAGCAGAGACTGCCGCCACAAACCGTCCGGCTTCCTTGGCGGTCTGAGCCTGCTCCTTGAAAGCTTCCTTGATGGCATCGAGTTGATTGACGCTGTAGTCAACGTACCGCTCTTCCATCTTGAACTGGCCGCGCATCTTCTCCAGATCGGTCTGGAGCGTGAACATCGACAGTTCGTGCTTGCGCTCGTTGCCTTTGTCCAAAAACTTCAGAACTTCAGGTGCAAGCCGGAACAAACCACCGAAGAGACTGCCCAGTAGGCCACCACTCAAGATTTCAAACATGCTTACTCCCTTGACGCCGTTACGGTGTCGTCACCTTTGCTGACCGTTACCTTGTCGCCCTGCACCGTCACCTTCATGGGCTGCTCAGGCTTGTCCAACCGGTCTAGCTTGTCGATAAGGGTCTGGATGACCTTGAACTCTGGCTTCTCCTGCTTTTCAGCAGTACCGGCAATGCCGTTCATCATGTTGATGAGAGCCACGAGTGCACCACCGATCATCGTCATCACAGCGGTGATGGCAGAGTCGGAGAGAAAGTAAGAGGAGCCAACCCCGATCAGGACGATCAGGGTGATGTAGAAGAGGCCAAATCTGCCGATGGATTTACCGGCAACTTCTTTGGCTGTCTCGGCGGACTTAGTTTCTTCCATAAAGCCTCCTTAATACCCAAACAGCTTTCCGGCCACCAACGAGTTAGACCCACGATCCAACATAGATATTGCATCAGAGAAGGAAGTGGTGCTTTGGCTATAAATTTTGTAGCCAACCCAGAAAGTATTATCAGGTCCAGCTACATAAGTAGCCCCAGAGAACGTAATGTCGGTACCGGTGCTAACGCCGGACGAGCCGTAGAACATCGCAACAACAATCGGCACACCGTCCGCATACCCATCCATTGAGGTGTCGGACATAGTGACAGTAGTGGGAGCAGATGTAGTATTGATGCCGCCAGACCCATTACCCGTCGTAGTAACTACATATCCTCTGCTACCCCTGAACAAAAGAATGATCTTTTTGTTGGTGGCTCCATTCATGCCAGTAATAGTTGTGCCCGCATCTGCCGGGTCAGTTATTACCTTATACGAAAATATCACGCGGCTAAACGAAGTACCGCTGTTACTAAAAAGAGATGTGAACCCAGACGGAATAACCGCAGAGGGCGTGACTGATGTACCTAGCGCTTGATCAATCAACAGCACCATGTCACCAGTCGTCGCCCCAGCAGGTATGGCTATCGTAGAAGAGTTGCTTGCGCCGTTGCTGACGCATGAAACTGTATTGATGGCTACATTGGTAGAGGGGAAAGAAGGAGAATCCCCCCACAGGACACGCAAAGCTCCTCGTTCACCAGAAGTCCCCGTACCACCTGAGCCAAGATCGCCTACCCCTCCAGAACCAGCGCTGCCGGGGCCTTGTGTATCGCCAGCCCTAAAGCTAGTTGCGCCACCTAGAGAGGAGCCCATCTTTCCAAAAATGGAACCAGAAGTGCCCGCCGCACCGTTAGCTCCCTCACCATAAAACAACGTGCCGCCGCTTTGCGAAGTGGCTGTAGAAGTACGATACGCCCCGCCACCACCGCCACCAGAGCCGTCAGTAGCCGCTACGTTGCCGTTATTGTTGTACCCATTTCCGCCAACACCGGAATATCCAGCAGCACCGCCAGCACCGCCACCGTACCCAAGAGTAGTACTAGGTGCGCCACCGTTACCCCCAGCATATTTAATATCGCCGACAGAAGCGGCGGCGCTACCGCCACTGCCGCCCGAGGTAGTACTGATGCCACCTCCGCTCCCGCCTTTTGCCAGCAGCAGATCAGTAGAGCTACGGCGCAAATACGAATCGCCACCAGCAGTGCCACCAGTCCGAGTACCCGGACTAGCAGCGCCACCCGCGCCACCAGCACCAACTACAACGCTCAGCGTCTCGCCGGGAGTAACCGTCAGACTGTTTACGTAGGCAAGTGCGCCGCCGCCCCCACCAGCGCCTCCATCACCGCCGGAAGACGGGTTGCCACTACAACCACCGCCGCCACCACCAACTGCTACCGCACTTACGGCGTAAACCCCAGAGGGGACAACAAACGAGTAGGAACCATCATCCCAAAAAGTAATACCGCCTACGGTGGTAGTAGGAGGGGCAGAGGATATAGCGTTGATAGCGCCCTTACCAGCAGCGAACATGACTACTCCTTACGGCGTGTAGTTCTGGCCAACAGTGGTGCCGTACCAGTTGGTGCCGTCGGCAAAAAAGCTAAAGATGTCCATACGCGAGGCGGTGGATGTCACCGTGGGAGCGGTGCCACCGGGCCACTTAACTGCGTTGAACGAGCACGTAAAACTACCCGCTCCGGTCTTTAACTGCACCAAGAAGCTCTTGCCAGCCGTAGCAGTCGGCATCGTGATCGTCGCATTACCCGTAAGCGTGAGCACCTGAATGGTGCCGTTAGCCAGATCAAGAGTAAGCGCGGTGCCGGTGTTGGCAGTGAAAGTTGTCTCGGTGTAGTTGGTGATTGTGGGGTTGGTCAACGTCTTGTTAGTCAACGTCTCCGACCCAGTCGGCGTGACGTAGTCTGTACCCGCTACCGCCGCAGTAAAGCCCGAACCCGTACCCTTGAGCACACCGCTGAGCGATGTAGTGACAGCAATCGTGCCCGAGGTGGTGACTGGAGAGCTACCAACACTGAAGCCGCTCGGCATCGTTAAGCCGACGGAGGTAACCGTACCACCGCCACCGCCGCCACCCGTAGCGGCAATCGTGATCGAGCCAGAACCGTTCGTGATACTGATGCCCGAACCAGCGGTCAACGTAGCCTTAGCAAGCGTGTTGCCGGTGCTATTGCCAATCAACAACTGACCGTCCGTATAGGAGGTTTGGCCCGTACCGCCGTTTGCGACTGCCAACGTACCGGCAACAGTGACTGCGCCGGAAGTCGCTGAGTTAGGAGTCAGACCGGTGGAGCCGAAGCTAATCGTAGAGACGTTGCTACCGCTAGTACCAGAAGCAACAAGTACAAAGTCAGTGCCAGTCCACGCAACCAGCGCACGAACGCCCGTTGATATTGTGACGCCAGTGGTAGCAGAGCCTTTGACGACTACGCTTGCATTTGACTGGTTGTCTACGATGTAGGCTTTGCTGCTGCTAGGGGCGATGATGTTGCGAGTCACGCCGGGTGACCCAGTAGGTACAAGGATTGCGCACCGCGCTTGGTTGGTAGCGCCCGACCCAGTGGTCGTCAGCGTCCAATCACCAGAAGTGACACTAGCCGTTGCCGTGGCTGCGATGGCGTCTTCAACAAGCTCCGTGATGCTGTTGTTGACAACGTTGCCCCATGCGCCGTCAAGTTCACCTTCGACTGGAAGCGCGAACCCCAGCAGGGTTGTGTATGCAGTAGTCATTTGTTACCCCTTACCAAGCCCAAACAATTGCAAGGCCGTTACCGCCTCGTCCGCCTAGCGCCCCGTCCTCGCCAGAACCCCCGCCACCAGATCCAAACCCAGCATCGCCACCTTTGACGCCTACAGTTTCGCTAGTAGCGCCACCGGCACCGCCAAGACTGTAGATAAGCTGCCCCGGTACAGCGGAAGAATACCCATTACGTGCAGCAGTAGCGCCCCCCGCAGGGGTGGTCGGCAAACTTTGGCCGTATTGTCCGGCTACGCTCCCGCCAGTACCGCTAAGCAATCCAGAACCGCCAGCCCCCCCTGTTAGGAAGGTTGTCGTGGAAGCAGTAATGTTACTTCCCGCTGTGCTACCACCGCCACCAGCACCATTCTGCCCGGCAACGGAATTCCAAACCCCAGAGGAAGAGAAAGGAGACCCAGTAGACGCAGCGCCTCCCGCGCCATTACCCACAATCGAAGTTCCAGCAGTGCCTCCGGCAGCGGTCAGCAACGTATATCCCGTGCCGTCCTTCTGCTGATAAATGGCGGTAGTGCTGCCGCCATCAGCGCCAAAAGCTCCGTTACCAACCCCACCAGCCCCACCAACACCTACGTTAATGCGGACCGCATCAGGCACAAAGATGGCCAGACCTACCCAGCTTGTAACCGCACCAGAGCCGCCCGCACCGCCACCCGCAGTAGCACTACCAGCCCCGCCACCTGCTCCTGCGCCGATTAGCATAAAGCGCACAACACTAGCGCCACGAGGCTTGACCCACTCCCCAGTGGAATAGAAAACCTGTACGTTAGCGGTACTAGGCTGTGGGGTGTCAAAGACATCAAGCATACGTCACCACGCAACAATAATGACTAAGCCATGCCCGCCTTGATGGCCGGGGCATGTGGGAGATGCCTGCCGTGATCCACCGCCTCCACCGCCCGCGCCATTGGGGGCTCGGTATCGCGCAGTGTTTGCCGCTAAAACAGTACTATAGGAGCGACGGTTCCCTCCAAAAGTTTGTATTGGAGCGAAGCTTAATGTGCCAGCCGTGGAGTCAGTGGTACTTATTGAATACCCGTACTGGCCGTTATAACTAGAAGAAGAACCGCTTGAACCGCCAACGGTCCAAGTCGTAGTGGAGAGAACCTGT